CCTTCTTCGTTATCATGAGTGAGTCCATAGATTTCCTCGTTGTTATCTGGACTTATCATCTTTTCACCGCTGATGACCGAGTATTTGGCCTGTTTGAATTTTCCCTTATAATTAGGGTCTTGTTTCATATTGTAGACGTTCAAGTCTGGCTTTTTGTCTCGAAATAATGTTTTGGACTTTTCTCCGTATCGTTTAAAGCCAAGCTCTTCTAGAGCTAACGCAATCGGTACAAGTCCTCCATTGATATATTGTGAATAAATGAGAACAATTCCCTTCGAATCCATAATGTTATCTAAAAGAGATTTCAATTTGGAACTATACTTTCCTATGTTTTCGTATAAAAACATGTTCTTCAAGGGGGTATCATTATAGACAAATTCATTTCTGGATGGAGGGTACAAGGTTTCTCTGTAATCCATCACATATTGAAGACCCTCATCTCCGGTATAAAATCCGGTTTCGTGTGGATAGGTAATTAAAAGACTCTGTATGGGTTTCATCAAATCGTTGTACCCCAAAGAGTCTAGATTTTCAAAATCTTCGATTTTCTTTTCTTCAATAAGTTGAATCGTTTTTAAATAAGCGCTTTCTTGTATCTCCGACAGAGAAACCCGATATAAATCCAGATGTTCAATATTGGAAACAATTTTTTTAGAGTTGAATTGAACCGTAGGTTTCTCTGACAAGAGCGAAGATTTAGGGTCTTTATACATAGAAGGTGTTACCATATAAGGAAAGACGTATGGATTTTCACCACGAACATAAGATATGTATCCGTTGGCCTTTTCTTGTAGAAGTTCTTTACCACCTTCCTTGATTTCTCCAGAATCAGTAAAGACCTCTTTGATTTGTATCGTACTACGACCATCGTTTAAATTCATGAGATTTAAAAGGTAAATGATTTCCTTAGGGTCGTTGTACATGGGTGTACCGGTTAAAAAGATGAACTTGATGCCTTTCACATAATGAACTAGTTTGTTGAGCATAGACGCAATTTTCTTTCCAATACTGTCTGATGATTTTTCCGTAATACGAATGTTGTGAATCTCATCAATCACAATGACCCGAGAACTAAAGGTGTTTTGAATCTTTTTCGGATTTTTTGTGGATAACTGTTTTTCGATGAAATTCGCAAAACTACCATACCCAATAAAGGAGTAATTGTCTTTGATGACTTTTTTAATTCGGTAAATCAAATCCTCTCGGTTCATCGCATGAGCTTCATCAATATTCAGTTCTTTTAACAGTGAATTTCCTACACATCCATGTAAATTCCAGAGTCCATTCATACGCGTTAGTTTGGAAGGGTCAAACAATTGAAGTTTGAAGTTTTCCTGGACGTTAGGAGAGGCTACCATTAATATTTTTTTAAAGTTGGGAATGTACTTTGAATACATCCGTAGAGATTCTGTAATACTAATCGCAGAGCATGTTTTACCACTACCTAGACCATGATACAACAAAAGACTATTGTATGGATTTTGATAAGAAATAAACTTTTTCACAAATTCTTGATGAGGACTCAGTTCGAATGCAGATGTACGTTTACAGAGTGTCATTGACTTTTCTTTTACCGAGACAATTTCTCCGTCATATTTGTACCTGAATTCTTTCTTCAAACTAATTTTTTTTTGTAATTCTTTGTCCTCTAGATGTGGATAGAATTCGGTCATTTATACTTATTTCATATTAAAAAATAATCCTTTTCTCCATCAAAAGGTGAATATCGTTCAACAACTCTAATTTTTCAATGTTATAGGGTCGAATACGTTGAAGGGCCTCTTCGTAAGAAAACCATTTCATGGAGCCAATTTCACTCTTTTGAAAATTTGTATCAACCACTGTATCTTTATAGTTCATATAAGCCAAAAAATACCGATGCTTATAAGACTTTAAGTTAGACCCTGTAAATATCTCTTCACAGGGGTTCATGTTTTTAATGAGGAGTATGTTTTTTTTTTCATATCCTGTTTCCTCTTCAAACTCTCGTAAAGCACAGTCAAGGTCTCTTTCCTTAAAGTTTCGTCTTCCTTTGGGGAATCCCCATTCTGGTTCGGTCCATACGGAATCTACAAACAAATGAGATTTAGTTCTTTTGATAAGATTAAATTTTTCTTCGTTTTTAAGGTCATACGATTCCGTGACTTTGTTCCATAATTTATACCATAGTTCTTTATATTCATAGGTTTGAATATTGCGAATCTCTTCTTGAGTCATTTCATGTATGATATTATTTAACTGAAAATCATTGGTCTCTGAATATTTACCCCTGAGAAAGTCTACATAACCAAGTGTATCTTTTCTCTGTACTAATAAAAATTCAACTTTGTTTGAGTTATATCGATATGCGATAATTCCCAAACTAGTAATAGGTTTTTTACAATTGTAGAACAAGTGTCCATAATTTCCACAGTTGTTACATAAATACTTTTTCGTATCCATAATACGAAACAGTACTCTAGACTTTTTATATGTATTTCATATATGTATCCTTCGGATACGAATATGTATCCTTCCGATTCAATGTTGAATTATTCAGAGACCATTATGAATCGACATGAATCTAGTATGAACCCATCTCTTTCTGCGATGAATCCGACAGTTCCTATCGATGCGACGGTCACTCCTATGGAGGTTATGTTAAACCATGAAGTGTTATTCCCTTTTATTCGTTACGCTTTTTATCATTATGTACCCAATAAGCCAAATAAAAAGAAAATGAAACAATGGTTAGAATCTATCCCGTATTTTCTTCCAGAAAGTCATCAGAATGTTTTTTTTAAAACAATACGTATGTATCCTCTTGAAACCTATTGGGATTCTCGAGAGAATATGGAAGAATATGGATATATTTTGTATGCGTCCTTTCATGAATCCTTACGATTGTCTTATAAAAACAAGGAAGATTATCAGTTAGACCTTTATCAAAATAAAACAAAACATAAACAAATACACAATTTGTTATACTTTATCGTCCTATCTGTTTTTATATTCGTTCTTTACAAATGGATACTATAGTTCTTATTATTTTCTATCTAGAATAAAATGAACCTTCAGTTTATGGTATTGTTGATGACAGGTGGGTTGATTTACAATACTTATCATGATAACTTTCTTTTCAACCATCTAAAAGAGAATACGAAATATTACAAGATAGCTGGAATTGCTGTATTCGGCATAGGATTATTTTTGGTCATGAGTAGAAGTCAACAAGATAGTTGGACCTTTATGAACGTACTCAAAAATTATATACATGTCTTGCCCATAGATAGACAGTCTAAGGATATGATAAAACCTTTTCTTGGAAATGACCAGGCTCGTTCTATCGAGAAAATAAATGGTTCTAGCAGAACACACAAGAGAAGTGTAAGTGAGACAAAAAAGAAATACATTGCTTCTAAGCAAAATTGGAAATGTAATCATTGTAAACAACAACTGACTGCTTGGTTTGAAGTAGACCATGTCACGCGACTAGACCAAGGCGGGACAAACGACGTGGATAATTTAGTGGCTTTGTGTAGAAATTGTCACGGTGAAAAAACATCCATGGAAAATATATAACTATAATAACGATGACCGAATCAGAATCCACAAACCCAATCGTTTTAATCATTTTTGTCACTCTTCTAGTAGGGTACTATTACGTATTCAATTCAAATCCATATGGTGTATTAAATTACGCAAGAATACCTATCATGGTTGGGTGTTTGATTACTGTATTTTGTGTTCTTATTTTTATCGAATATTATTCGGCACAAGCCTCTTATAAAGGCGCAGAGACGAAAGAGTTGTTACCCAATTTTATGAAATACGCATATAAATATTTCTTTTACTTGTTCTATATTGGATGTATTGCGATTGTCGCATATGGCGTGATTAAAGGAATCGAAGCTGGCGTCATTTATAGTTTTCAGTACTCTTTTTGGGTAACTACCGGACTCATTTTTCTGGTACTGGCATTGTTTACACAAGATACACAGGCGTCGTTTAATTCACCTTATCTAGATTTGATAAAGAATATCATCATGTATATTCCTTGTTTAATTACGGACGCTATTGATTTTATCAAAAAAGATTACGAAAACACACCTTCTACTGTATTTATTGTCTTTGTATTGATACTCATCTACCTTCTCTTTTTTTATCTGATACCCTTGTATCGTCAACAACAGTATAAAAATGATGGAATTCCTCTTGTAGAGAAAGCGGCGTATCTAAATACAAATGTATTGTCAATCACCTCAGATGAACTCAAGGAAAAGGTATTTAATCAAAGACCCTTCTACGATAGATGGTTTCAACGAATGGTCTCTCAACAGTCTCAGGCGAGAGAACTCGAAGAAAGGTCCAAGACGGATATTCCAGAAATCAAAAGAGAAAAACAAACCCATGATGTACCCCCTGATAGTTTAACCTTGCCCTATTATTTAAACAAAGAAGGGTTCAATTCGTTACAAGTAGAGGACAGTCAATTGATTCCGTTTCATGTTTTTAAAAGTAGAATGAAAAAGGATTATGAAACAACCGACG